TAACGTGCTTGCTCCTTATTATATAAGTGCGGATATGTCTGACAGATAGTGTTTTGCACGAGTTTTCATGTCCGTATGGCCTTGAAAATGGTGTGCGCGCGTGTAGTGTGCGCCTGTTGCGCGCGGTGCATGGGGCGGCTGTGCTGTCAGATGGTGCGTATTAGGCCGACTATGACGCTAAGGCTGCGTATGTCGTCACGCGGAAGGAGGAACGGCTTGTGGACAGAGCTGTTTTCAGACACGCATAGTATGCAGTCCTCGTGGTTTTCGCTTTCCTGCACGCGCTTGACAAGAATGCCTTGGCTCGTTTCGATGACATAGATTGTACCCCACTGAAAGAAGCGGATGTCCGTGATTTTTCGGCAGGCGAGCAGGTCGCCGCTGTAATACAAAGGTATCATCGAGTCGCCAGAGACACGTATGAGAAAATTCGCGCCCTTGTTTTCAAATTCTGGTACGACGTAGCGTTCGCAGTTTTCGAGGTAGACGCTTTCGTTGGGGTCAACCGGGAAGCCTGCGATGGCATCCAAGGGTATAAGCGGAATGCCCCTGCCGCTGCTTGGCTCGACCTTTTGAATTTTCAAGCCAACGCTTTTTTGTTGCGGGGTATCTTGGTGGATGCTGGGAGAACTGGGAGAACTGGGAGTACTGGAGACCTTGAGCATGTCGCCCTTACCTATTAGTAGCCATTCGGCATTTATATCAAACAAAGATACAATATTTTGTATTGCAAGTGTACCGACGTTACTGCGACCTTTGGATATTTCAGTAACCATTGACGGACTTATGCCTATTTTGAGGGCAAAGTCACGTTTGTCGGTGACTTTGCCATTGTCCAACAGTGCCTCGTAGGCGGCTATAAAACGGGCGGATAACTCATTTTTTGCACACATAATACAGAATATTGAAAATTTAAGCTTGAATAATTTGGTCTATTGTACAGAATACTGTATCTTTGCAGCGTGTTCAATAATTAAACAGCGGCCAAAGATAATGAAAAAGGCCGAGATTAACGAATTTTCAAGATTAAAGAATATGAAAGTGAAGAATGGCGACGGGAACGTGTGGGCGGTGATGCTGACCGCCACTGACGGTAGGGTGTGTCGCTGGGAGTTCTGGAACTGCACGCTGACGCACGTGAAAGACCTGATAAGGGGATACGTGGAAAGTTGCCCCTACGACTGCGACTGGACGATTATCGGCGGCGGGATGACCATACGCGGAAAATCAAGAAATGACGGGTACGGTCATACCGATGTCCGGCATATAAAAGACTGATGATATAGCCTCGGATGGCAGCCCGGAAAGACGGGCAAAGGGCGGCACGGATTGCGCGGCCGGAAAGTTGGTAAAGCGAGACATGAAAGCGACGACAGCCGCCGGGGTTCGACACCCCGCGCCCCACTTTTCAAATTAACAAGTAACAATTAAAAATTAAGAATTATGGCAAAGAAACTTGACACAGGGAAAATGAAAGAGCTGTGGCGTCAGAAGCTGATGACGCTCATGGGCTGCGTGACGCACGCGCAGGTGGTTGCCGACCAGGCGATAGGTCTGGCCAACAAGTTCATGAGATACGACGAGATGGACGACAGCGACGCCGTGCGCACGGTGGAAAACCTGTCGTGCGTGTGCGAGGAGGCGATGCAGGTGATATGCAAGGAGCTGGCCAAAGGCACAAGGTTTCAGGAGACACCCTGCAAGGCGGCTGAGAATATGGTGAAAGAACTTTAACTAAACGTGATTATGGCATTATGGAAACAATCAGCGTAAAAGATTTATTGAAAGTGATGGACGTGAATGCTTACAGGCGGTTAAGAAATGCAGGCAGGCTGAATATGGCTCGTGTAGCTCCAAATGCGGCAGTATACGTGGAAAGCATACCTATTCGCTTTCGTCGAACAATGGGCGGACACCGTCAGAATAGTAAAGGATAGCGTACTGATGATATAAGGCGAAAAATTTGACAACTGATGAGAATTCATTTGAAAACAGTTCGTCTCTCGGATAAGTGATTTTGATAGAAAGCCACCGGTCTTCCTGATTGAACATTTCAAGCTCGAATATAAATCCGAAAGCGGCTGCAAGATTCTTAGCTGTTTCTATTTCATCATCAGCCGTAGGTTCATCAAGGTATTTACCCAACCGGACAGTCCGGCTGTTGTACATTTCATCATTATTCATAGTGTTTAAATTTTTAATTTTCGCCAAAGATAACAACAAAAAAGCATATATACAAATGAGCAGACAGATTTTAACAGACAAGGAGACAAAGCATTTCCTGATGAGGACATTCAAGTGTACACAACAGGCCGTATGGCAGGCTCTGACATTCAAGCGCGACAGCGACCAGGCGCGGAAGATAAGGACGCTGGCGCTGAAGCGCGGCGGCAAGCTGGTGTACGGCTACGTGCCGGAATGCGAGACCACGCACAACGAGGTGGACAGAACGATAGAGCAGACGTTCGGGCCGAGGGTGAAGATGGTTTATGACCGTGAGACGGGCGAGACGACGGTGTATGTTGACGGCGAGAAAAAAGAGAGCCATCCAGGGCTTGGCATCCCCGAGTTCATGCAACTTCAGGGCGAGGTGCAGCTTATGGCGGCGGCGTTATAAGGCAATGAGCGATGGAGTATTATGGAAAGATACTGTGCATATCCCACCACGACCTGACGTATGACGACCGCCCCGTGATAAGGGACGGCATGGCCGACTACAGCAGGAGCAGGGCGTTGAAGGGCACGCACCCGTCGATGCTTTCCGAAGAAGAGCTTGCTCCAATAATGTCGGAGCCAAACTATAAACAATTATCGGCAAGAGGCCAAATAAACATAGTACGTCAAGGCAAGGGTAAGGGCAATTACGCACTCGTGGAGATAGCGACAATCCCCCTGCGTTTTCAAGAGAAGATAAAGTTAAAATACGGAGACATGAAAGAGGACATTCTGAAAAACTGGTTCGGCAGCCACTACCGCGTCGACGCGAAGGCACGGGAGTTCTACACGAAGTTCCGCTTCGGGAACGGCGACGCGCTGCCGCCGGAGCACATACAGGAGTACACGGTGAACGCATCGGTGATAGAGGCCGTGCTGGCGGTGATGGAGGACACGGTGCTGATGCGCAAGGCGATGAAGGGCGGCCCGGTGAACTGGGGCGAGATGGCCGGGGCCATCAGCTACTACCAGACTGAGTTCGGGCACACGCTGCCGATGAGCGCCAACCGCTTCAAGCGCAAGGTCAGCGAGTTCAGGACGAAAGGTTACGAAAGCCTGATAAGCGGAAAGTTCATGAACCAGAACCGGCGGAAGGTGACATACGGCATCGAGAGGCTGCTGCTCGCCATCGACGGCCAGCCGGAACAGCCGTTCAACACCACTGTGTGGGAGCAGTACAACATGTTCGTGCAAGGCGACCTTGAGCTGTACGACCCGGAGACGGGCGAGGTGCTCGACCCTGCGGACTTCACCGACAAGGACGGTAACCCGATAGTGTTAAGCCCGGCGACTGTGGCCAACTACCTGAACAACCCGAAAAACAAGGCCCTGCGTGCCAAACTGCACATGAGCCAATGGGACTTCAACAACGCCTACCGTCCGTACCATCTGCGCCACGTGGGAGAATATTCACTGAGCAAGATTTCGCTCGACGACCGCGACCTGCCGCGCCCGATGAAGGACGGCAACAGGGTGAAAGCCTACTACGCCTACGACGTGGTGAGCGGTGCCGTGGTGGGCTACGCCTACAACAGGCTGAAGACCGCCGAGCTGTTCCTTGACTGCATGAGGAACATGTTCAGGACGCTCGACCGGAACGGGATGTACATCCCTGCCGAGCTGGAGGTTGAGCACCACTTAGTCAGCGACTTCGCGGACGGGCTGATGCAGGCCGGCACGGTGTTCCCCCTGATACACTGGTGCAACCCCGGCAACTCGCGCGAAAAACGCGCAGAGCATTTTAACAGAGCGAAAAAGTACAGCGTGGAGAAGCGCACGCAGATCGGCATCGGACGATGGTACGCCAGGCTGGAGGCCAACCGTCCGAAGGAGGAGAAGGTGTACGACGAAAAGAACAACACATACAAAGTGAAGAGCTACGCCTACGACGAGCTTGTGGCCGACGACATACGCGCCATAAACGAGTACAACGGCCAGCTGCACCCGAACCAGAAGAAGTACCCCGGCATGACACGCTGGGACGTGCTATGCGCCCGTCAGAACCCGAACCTCGCACCCTGGGACAAGGCCTTGCTTTACCGATACATCGGTTTCCGCACGGAAACGACCATACGCAACAACTGCTACCTGACGGTGCAGTACAACAACTTCGTGCTGCCCGACCCTGAAACCATAGCCAGGCTGGAGCCGAGGAACTACAAGGTGGAGGCCTATTATTTGCCCGACGCGGACGGGAACATCGGCGAGGTGTACATTTACCAGCACGGGCGTTATATCGCCACCTGCAAGCCCGTGACGCGCTACAACGAGGCCACGGCCGAGCAGACCGAAGCCGACAGGACCGCTTATACCGAACAGGCGAAATATGTGGCCAAGTTCGACAATATGATGAAAGACGGCAAGATAAGGAAGGTCGGCATAATGAAGAAAGCGGAGGCAAAGGAGATAGCGGACATCAAGGCTGAGGCGGTGGAGATGAAGCCACACACCGTGGAGGATGATTATTCCGCATACCTGGACGTGGCACATTATGAGGCCGAGGCCGTGGCGAAAATCTAATGGCATTAAAACGACATAAAAACAGCATAATCATGGAAATAACGAACGAAGTTAAACAGCGGATTGCAGGGGCGATAGCCTCCGACCGCGAGAACTACCCCAGCGACAACCGCCACGCGACGGCACTGGGCATAGCGGCAAGCGTGTACAACGCCATCAAGAAAGGGAACTACGAAAAACAGGTAAGCGACGCCAACTGGGTGGGCATAGCCCGGAGACTTGGCGTTCAGTTAAGAGAGGAAATGCCCTGGACGGTCGCCAAGACGCCGACCTATGTGTTCATCAGCAAGCAGTTGGAGGCATGTCAGGACAGCGGTCTCTCCGCCATCCTATGCGATATGCCGAACATCGGCAAGACCTTCACGGCCAAGGCATACGTGAAGCAGCACAAAAACGCCGTGTATGTGGACTGCTCGCAAGTGAAGACCAAGCTGAAGCTGATACGGTACATCGCCAAGGAGTTCGGCGTAGGCAGTTACGGACGCTACTCCGACGTGTACGAAGACCTTGTGGCTTACCTGCGGACGATAGACACACCGCTGGTGGTACTGGACGAGGCGGGAGATTTGCAATATGAAGCCTTCCTGGAACTGAAAGCCCTGTGGAACGCCACGGAACGCTGCTGCGCCTGGTACATGATGGGCGCTGACGGTCTGAAGGAGAAAATTAACCGTGCCATCGAGGGCAAGAAGGTGGGCTACACCGAGATGCTTTCGCGCTATGGCGACACGTACAGCAAGGTAACGCCTGACGACGCGCGGGAACGCGAGAAGTTCCTGAAGGCGCAGGCCGCCATCGTGGCCAAGGTGAACGCGCCCGAAGGCTCGGACATTTCAAGGATAGTGAACGCCACTGGAGGCGGACTCCGAAGGGTATACACGGAAATAGAAAAGCTGAGGAGGGTTCAGGCATGATGACAAAGATAGAGATGCAGGCGATGGATGCTGTCATCGGCATCCACCGTGAAATGAGAAAGATGAACGAGCCGGACTGGGAAAAACGGCGGTATGAGATTGCCAAGGAGGTGTTCTCCAGAAGCTGGGCGGACAGCGTGTTGACCGACGAGTACATGGCGGAAAAGGCCGTGGCCGCTGCGGACGCCCTTGTCGCCGAGCTTAAGAAAGGGGCAAAACCATGAGACTGAAACGAGCGTACAGCCCCAAAGAGGTGCTGAACATGAAGATACCGCGATATGAATTTACCGGCCCGTGGCTGGCCTCCATCGGGCGGCCGGCCCGGAGCGGGGGCTGGATAGTCTGGGGCGCGAGCGGCAACGGCAAAAGCTCCTTTGTAATGCAGTTGGCCAAGTATCTCTGCACGTTCGGCAAGGTGATATACGACAGCCTTGAGGAAAGCACCGGTCTGTCCTTCCAGCTCTCCCTGAAGCGTCACAAGATGGACGAGGTGAAAAAACGCCTGATTATACTGGACCGCGAGCCGATGGGACAGCTTGAGGAGCGGCTGAAGCGCAGGGGCAGCCCCGGCGTGGTGATAATAGACAGCTTCCAGTACAGCGGCTTGAGCTACCCGGAATACAAGGAGTTCAAGGAGCGCCACCCCAAAAAGCTGTTTATCTTCATCAGCCATGCCGAGGGAATGCACCCGGCTGGCAGGACTGCCAAGAAAGTGGAATACGACGCGGACGTGAAAATTATGGTGAGCTGCTTCAAAGCCTGGTGCAAGAGCCGTTTCATGGAACGCCCAGGCGAGCCATACGTGATATGGGAAGAGGGGGCGTCCAAGGCATTGACGGACGACAAGATACGTGAAGATGGAATGGGAGAATAAACTGTACCAGCTGCTGCTGGCAAAGGACGAAGCTGCGGCCGTGGTTGAGGACTGGGCGGAACGCGGCGTAGAGAGCGACCTACGGTTGCGCAAGGCGAAGACCAAGGGGCACATAGTGATAGAGACGCGCGACGTGATATTCGCCAGCTGCATACGGCAGTGGCACCCGTCGTGCAAGGTAAACATAAAGGACTTGAAATGATGGAAAAGAACAACAAAGTGGAGAACCGAAAACAAGGAGGACATGAATAAGAGAGTGTACATCAGCGGTGCCATAGCGCACCATGACATCAGCGAGCGCAAGACGACGTTCGCCGACGCGGAGAGGCTGCTGCGCCGGATGGGCTTCGAGCCTGTCAACCCGTTCAAGAACGGCTTGCCAGAAGAGGCGCACTGGCGTGAGCACATGAGGGCGGACATCGCCCTGCTGCTCGGCTGCGACTACATCTACATGCTGAAGGGCTGGGAACTGAGCAAAGGTGCGAAGCTGGAGCTTGACGTGGCCAGTTCGTGCGGCATAAAGGTATTGTTTGAAATCACATTGTTAAGTTAAGGAGGTAAAAATGAAAGAGATGTATGAAAGGCTGTCGGCGTGGCTGCGCGAAATGCGCAGGCGACACGCGGAGAGAAAGAAGGCTGCGGCCGAGTGCCGCATGGTGATGGACGCGAGGCGAGCGGTGCAGGTGCGCGAGTTCGGCGGCGAGGTGTTCGTCTGCATGGACGGCGTTCCGATGCTGCCGGTTGACGGCCTGAAATGGGACCTGCCCACCGTGCTCGACGTGTCGAGGGAGGCGTACATAAAGTACAGGAAGGAGGAGTGCGGCGATGGGCGTTGACAATTACGCCAGGTTCTACGCCCTGCTCGGCAAGCTGCCCGGCGCGGACAAGGAGACGCTGGTGTTGCAGTTCACGAACGGGCGGACAGCACACCTGCCCCTGATGACGGCAGCTGAATATGGAAGTATGTGCACGGAGATGGAGCGTGTGGCCGGTTATGATGCGAGGCGCGAGGCATGGCGGCGCGAAATGCGCCGTAAGCGTAGCGCGGTGCTTCACCAGATGCAGCTGCTTGGCGTCGACACGGCCGACTGGGGAAAGGTTGACAAATTCTGTCAAGACAAGCGCATAGCCGGCATGGCATTCCGGGAGATTGACGGAGACGGGCTGGACGCGCTGCTGACGAAGCTCCATGCCATAAGGAGAAAGAGGAACAACAAAAACGAGGAAAGATGACAAACAAGGAAATAGTGGACGGGATAATGGGCCACATACGCGAGGTTACGAAAGACCTTGGCGAAGAGCAATACGCCGAGGTGCTTGAAAGCCTTTGGTTCGAGATAGAATACGAACGTTCGCAGTGCAACTGGAACGAGACAGAGTGTTAAACATATAAAAACAGACAAAATGGAACAGAACATCAGTCAAGTGGACATAAAGTCCCTTAGCAAGGAGCAGAGGGCGGAGCTGCTGGCCCGGTTGCAGCAGGAGGAAAAGGACGACCGCATAGCCCGGCGCGAGGCATACGAAGCCCTGCGCGGCGAGTTCCTTCACGAGGTGAAGGCCAAGGTGGAAGCCTTGGTGGACGACGTGCGCGGCTTCAAGAAATGGCTCGAGGAAGAAGTGGACGGCTTCACCGGCGTGATGAAGGAGTACGGGCAGGTGAAAAACGGCGAGCAGATGACCTACACCGTTGTAGACGGCGACTTCAAGCTTGAGGTGAAGGGCAACAAGGTGAAGGGCTTTGACGAGCGCGCCGACATGGCGGCCGAGCGTTTAATCGACTACCTTAAACGCTACATGCAGCGCAGCGACAAGGGCGCGGACGACCCGATGTACCAGATGGCTATGACGTTGCTGGAGCGCAACAAGATGGGAGACCTGGACTACAAGAGCATATCGAAGCTGTACGAGCTGGAGGACAAGTTCGACGGTGAATACGCCGACATCATGCGCCTGTTCAAGGAGGCCAACGTAGTGCAGCGCAATGCAAGGAATTTCTACTTCTGGCGGCGCAACCCTGAAAACGGCGTATGGACACGGATTGAGCCGAGTTTCTGCCGCCTGTAAGGCCGAAAAGCCGTGAATAAGGAGCAAAAAGCCGCCGAAGCGATTGTGTTTCAGCGGCTTTTTATTATCTTTGCAAATATAATGAGCAAGGGTAGGAACAAGGAACTTATAAGGCTTCGCGACGAGGCGTTGTGCCGCCGGTATTATTACTGGACGGAGATACAACGCCTGCGCTTTGACGATGCCCTGCGCAGATTGTCGGAGTGCGAGTTCTTCATATCCGAGGAACGTATCATGGCCATCATAAGGCGGAAGACACGCGACGGTTCGGCAAGGCAAGTTAAGCCTCTGCCGAAAGTGAGGAAGCCGAGGCTCACGGCTTCGCAGCTGGAGCTGTTCCCCATGCGGTGACGCTGCTCATTCTTCCATTGCCGACTCGTCATGGAACGTGAACGAGAAGGTGAACTCGTAGACCTTTATATATCCCGGCAGCGCATAGTCGCGGCTTTTCTCCCTGACAAGCGGAGATACGCTTTCCGAACATTCAAAGCATTGGAGCGTCTTGTACAGTTTGTTGGCAAGTTGCTGCCGCTCTTTCGCCTTGTCGTATGTGCCCGACGAATAATGCGTGTCATCGTAGCAATCGATGGCAAGGCGCACGGTAATGGACGACTCGCTGTTCTGCGCCCCGTAGCCGAGGTCGTGCCAGTTTGAATCGACATTGCCGATGAGCACGCACGGGAACGTCACTGGGTAATGGTCTTCGTTGGCTCCCATTTCAAGCTGGCCGTAGTCCTCGTCGATGAGCGAGAGTTCAGGCATTTCACGGGCGACTTGCTCCATGATGTTGATAAAAACTTCTTCCATGATTTTAAGTTTTGATGATTAACTATTTAGAATATTTCGTATTTCCTTTTCTATCCGCTCGTTTATTTTTCCGGTGAGTTCCTTGCTGTCGCCGAGGAACTGACGCTGTGGAATGCGGATGTCGAGCTTCTTTTTCTTTGTGAGGGCAAGATTTTTCCAGAATGACGCTTTCGGGTTGGCTGCTTGTCCCACGGCGGCCCCATTGCGGCCTTTCTTTTGCCTTGAGGCGGTCTTTCCCGCCTTGCCCGACGCCTTGTAGAACTTGGCCCACGCGAAGCGTCTCATGCGGTCGGTGACGGTGACGGACACAGAGCCGCCCCAGTTGTGTACTGGTGCATAGACGACATCGTTGGCCACCCTTACGCGGTAGTCGGACGTGATGTACTTGATGGAATTGAAAAGATGGTTGCGGCCAGATAGCAGCGTGCCGTACTGGCTTGCGGCGTCGGTTTCGCCGGACGAGAGCCTTTTGGCCTTCGGCCACGGGTGCAGGCCGCCATTGACGAAGCCGCCCCTGCGGAAGTTGTCCTGGAAATGGTCTTTGGCCATTCGTCCGGCGACGACAGGCATACGGCGGCGCATCATGCCGTCAAGCTCCTTGCGCTTGCGTTCAACCTGTCTTGCGAAATCTTTTATATCCATATCATGCAATTATTCAAGAATAATTTGTAAATTTGCAGCGGAAGCGTATAAACTGCCTAATGTGCTTATGAACATACCTGTACAAGTAAAAGACGAAGCCCGTGAGCTTATAGAGCAATACGGCGATACTTTCGAGTACCTCGGTGACTACGAAGGGCGGGAAGCCTATATGTTCAAGTTCCCGGAGGACTCATGCACGGGTTATCCTTTTGTCTACTTGTATGACGGGAAAACAGCCACAGAAGTCAGCGGCCCATTGTCTCTCGACATAATCGGTTCACTTGTCGAAGATGTCGAGGAAAGCGGTGTCGAATAGCTTGTTGTCAATCCTCATTATGCCTCTGCAGCCATGTGAGTTGGCGGCACCTTCGTCACACAGATACTTGACGTCTTTCCACTCCATGCCAGAACCTTCGGAGTTGTCACTTTGCGGTTCAATGTAACGCAACTCCCCATTTTTGAACCTTTGAAGTATCGTGGCATGACCGCCACCGCCTTTCCACCCGATAGACAATTCGTAGACACCTTCATCTTTGCAGACTTCATTGAAGAATTCCATGTACCGCTTTGAAGTCATCTTCAGGTAGTTCTTGCTCCTAAGCCAGTCGTTTATACTTGTATGTTGCGCCGGCGTTCCGTCGGCATTCTTCCAAACTTCAAAAGCGCGCCCCCTGCTCAAGTATTCAAGTTTGCTTCCGGGCGTATTGCCCTTAGCAGTAATGTCGAACCCCCTAAGCCTGAGCGCGTATGCAGGTGCGCAAGTCTGGCAGTTGATGTCATACGGGCGGTCCCTTTTCTTGTCGTATTTTTTATTCTTGCTGTATTTGTGGCCCCTCTTGTCGTGATACAGCCCATTTTCGTCCAAGACAAAATCATCCACGTGTTTAGGATTGGCGTTTTGTTTGTCCGCCTCGTCAACGTCCATAGGCTTGCCCTTTGTGATTTTTATGTTTTTTTCTATGTCTATGCAGTTTCTTGCAATAGCCATCTTTTCATCATCCGTGAGATTGTCGGGCATTTCCGCGATTATTTCATCAATACGGGCCATCAGTTTGTCAACAGCCTTTTTCGCCCCTTTGTGCGCATTTGCCTGATAAGGATGGTTGTCAGAGAACAGCTTGGCGTCCTTGCCTGGATTATTTTCAAGCCCCGGCTGCGGCTTGTATCCGTCACCTGAGCCGGGAACAGGCGTCACGGGGTCGTCTGTAGATGACAATCCGCACTTGCAGTTCCAGCGGTCGCCGGGGCGGTGTTCGTTCCAGAACGGGTCATCGACGGGACGCACGGTGTTCCAGAACACACGGTGGTCCTCGCCGGGATGTACAGAAGTTGACGGCATCCAACGCAGATTGGGCAGTACGTCCTTCTCGCGCTCGAACTGCTGCCAGTCAGCGGCAAGGTGCGCACGGAGTATGGCGGTGTCGTATTCCGTGCGCAGCCATGCACCGCACTGGTGGGAGGCGATGGGCAAGACCTCGCTCCTCCACTGCTCGAACGGCTTTAGATTGCCGTTTGAATCCAGCAGCAGGCGTGCCATGTCGTTCTGCAAGCGATGGACCTTGAACGCTGAGAACACAGCATTGTTGCGCAGTATTGCGGCACGGAAATCGTCGTCGGGGTCAGTGGCCTTTGACTCGGCAAAGCCTTTTTTCACGGCCTCGTTCATTTTATCCCATATTCCGCCGAACAGGTTTATTTCGATGTCAGTGGCCGGATGGAAATCCTTGCTGTAAATGTTCAGCAAAGCGCGGCGCAGGAGTTCGTCGGAAAACTCGATACCTGTCGAAACCTCACCTTCGTCCGCCCCGTAAAGCCTGTTGACTACCAGTCTAAATCCGCCCCGCCGCGCGACGGGGCCTTTGCGAAAAAACCTGCAAGCCAGCTACGGAACGACTTTTTCTGTTTAGGTGAAGGTTCGGGCTCTTCACCATCGCTGCCGTTTTTGGTTTCATTCTCCGGCTTGGCTATTTGAGCGGCGGCATTTTCCTTCCTTAAACGCTCTTCCTCACGCGCTTTCTTCATACGTTCATAGTCGGCAGGCTTTTCAATGCCAAATTCTTCATATAGGTAATCGTCCGACACCGGCAGGTTGAAACTTGTCTCCAGCTGTGTAAGTATGTTTATTTTCGACGTGGGGTCGATGTCCTTCCTTTCCGGGAAACAGAATGCACCGCCGGCGGTGTTGATGCCGATATGCGCGAAAATGTCCGCCATGTCGTAGTTGAGGACGTCAAGGACATACTTCTTGTCAGCCAAGGCGACCTTGTCCTCGACTTTCTTGTGTACCGTTCCGAGCGCCTGCGTGCCTTTTTCCGATGACTCGGTAGTCAGTGTGTTGCCGAGGACAAGTTTAGATATTTCATTGTTGCAGCGTTCACAGAGACGCTCGTACACATCAGCCGAGCCGGTCTTGTTCCCTGCTTCCGTCAACTTGAACTCCGTATCCTTGGAATGGAAGAACTGTGCGAGACTTCCGGCATTGGCGGCATCCTCTATCGCCCTTTGCCTGGACTCCTCGTCGTCTGAGTCATATATATACTCTTGTATGGGCATGCCGAACACCTCGGAGAACTGCGACCAGTCGCCCGTGGTGTTTCGCTTGTATATGACCCACGGCGCAGCCTTGGCCAGCAGCCCCAAGTCGTCAGGACTGCCGACAAAGAGCAAATCCTGATAGTCGTCCCAGGGCAGGCCCGTTATGTCGGTCTGGTGCCGGAGTATGAGTTTCCTTACCGGGTCTACATGCTTGCGCGGAACGAGGTCGTAATCCACCCATTCCCCCTCTTTGTAGAACTGGCAGAGCGTGAAGCCCCAGAACTTGGCGTCGATGATGTCCCCTACGAGTCTGTTGAACCACGGGGAACGTATCTGTTCGTTCACGGCATCGTCCGGCTTCCCGTTTCTTTGGAACTCAATATCCGAACACAGCACGGCGTTCTTACGCTTCTCGATGACGCAGGAAAGGTGTGTGTCCATAAGGATGTCCGAATACAGGTCATAGAGTTTGTAACGCCTGGAGAATTCCACGTTCTCGGCGGCGCGGACGGCCGCCATATAGTCTGCGATGTCAATGCCGAAACGTTTAGGTTGTGTGATGACGATGACGTTAGGCCTTTTCTGCCAGGGCTGCGGCAAGTTGCCACCGACAGTGATAAGCCCGTTCTTATTCCTGTTTTTTCTCTTGCTCATAATCAAAATAAATTGTTTTACCAATGGTTTGTCCTTTTGCGGTTGCTTATGATACGAAACTGCGAGTTCGCCGTGCGTTCCTCCAATGGCAGCAACGGTGCGCCCTCGATGGATATTTCCTCTGCGGCGACCGCCTTCATCCATTCCACGGCACGCTCATACCGGTCTTTCCGTATCTGGGAGAGCTTTTGCGGGTTGTGGATGCAGAAGATGTGATAGACGGCAACGTCGATGACCATCATCAGCACGAGCTGGTTACGCTGCGCGCCAGTTGCGGAAAAGATTTTGTCGCAGTCGTAACGCTTGGACAAATAGCAGCGCATTTCGGCGACGGCCCTGTCCTCGCACACTTCGATGACGGCCTCGTCCTCTCTGACAAGCGCATCCAGTATGTCACGGTGGATACTTGCGTCGTAATCTGACAGTTCTACAAATTGGCTCATATACAAATGAAAAATTAAAAGTTAAAAATGAAGAATTAAAGAAACGTCAGAGCCTTCGGCGGTTGCGGCTGCGGAGGTCTTTCCGGGTCTTGAACACCGGCGGCTCCGCCCTCCGCATAAGCTCGTCGATGATGCGGTTGCCGCCTTCGACCGCGTCCGGGCCGTCCGCCGGATAGCGCAAGGACAGAGTGAACAGCTTGAACTGGTCTTCCAGCTCTTTCATGTGCGGGTTGTCCTTTTCCGCTTCGTTGAGGATGAGGTTGCCTTCCCTGTTGAGCGGTTCCAGGTTGGCCTCGATGCGCGTTGCCTTGTCAGTCTTTTTCTCTTCATCGCCCCGGATGTGTAGCGCGATCTTGTGCTCTTTGCGTACTTTGGCCACCAGCGGCTTGAACACCTGCTGGAAGAACGGGTCTTGCAGTTTGTTATTCTCCATGTAGCAATATACCGTGGACTTCCCGTTCACGAACTCCAGCATCTTGACATACCAGCCGATGAATTCCGCGTTCAATGCCTGGGCAAGGAAAGTCTTGATGACATAGAGCCTTCCTCCGAGCTTGCCGAGCAACGAAAGCGCCTTGAAGGACTTGCCTTTCTTGCCCTTGCTCTCGCCCGGCGCGGGGTCGCCGTATGCAACGAGGAACTTGAACTTCGACAGTGGCGGCACATTCCCGTAAGTGATGTTCTCAAACACCTCGCCGACGGACACCGGATTGTTATAATACTCCCCCTGCACCGCCTTGGTGGATATTTTGGAAAGCGTGCGGTCGATAAACTCCTCGGAATTTTTCTCCGGCCAAGTGGAGCGTCCGTCTTTGTCGCGAATGTTCACTATGTCCCAATGGTCGGCCATGCTTCCGGCCCGTACCACGCAACAGTCCTTGGCGATGATATTACCGCAGAAGACAATGAGTGTAGGTTCGGATATGGAGCGCGTCGGATAAAGCGCGTTCTCCCACCAGTCCCAACGTTTCTGTATGATGTCAGGGTTCTTGGTGTCCTCGTCCGTGTCGAAGTCATCCACGAGCAGTACGTCCGGACGGATGGCCTCATTGCGGGAACCGCGCGGCGACTGTCCTGCGCCGAGCGCTCTGAAGGCCACGCCTCCCTTTGTGATGAACTCGTCCTCCGTCCACGAGCCGGGCGTCTCCTGTTTGCCATAGTAAGCCAGTATGCGCCCGTTCGCTTCCAGATTGGCACGGTAGGGCGCCAGCAGCCTGGCTGCGTTGTCCTTGCTGTTGGACGTCATGATGACGTTCTTTTTCCGGCCTGTAAGCGTGACGAACATGACAGCAAACATTGTAACCGTAGACTTGGCCAGCTCACGGCTCCATGACAACACCTCAAACCATTCGTCATGGGCGAGGATGCGCTGTATGGCACGTTTCTGGAACCCTGCGAACTCATACTTGGCGTAGTTCGGGAAAAAGAACTTTATCCATTCCACCGGGTGCCGTTCAAGGTAAAGACGATGTTTTTCCCTGTCCTGTGCGGACATGGACTTGTCAACGGGTGTAGCCCTTGCGATGTCCTCCTTGAACTTCTCCCAGTCCAGTAGCGCTATCTTATCAGCCTGTTTCATGTGTCCTACGGTTTATAGTTTGTCCTTGATGTAAGCGTCTGCCAGCCTTGTCAGCTCCTTTGCCTTGTCAAGGTCGAGCGGGCGCAGCCATTCGACGAAGCCGGTAAGCACGCTGATAATGTCGGCAATGCCCGTTTCCTGCTCCATGTTGCGGATGGCGGCGGAGAGCTTGCCAAGGATGTCAGCCTCCTTGGAGCTGGGGAACCTCTCACCCTCGGCGCGTGTCGAGATGGCGCGGTTTATTTCCGCCACCTGACGGTACAGGTTCGCGACCTGCTCCTGGCGCGTAAGCGTAAGCCCGGCCTTTTGCTCCTCCCACTTGCCGGAGCGCACCCAGTTTGACACGGTGACACGGGACACCCCGACCCTCTCGGCTATTTCCTGTTGCGTAAGGTTTTCGCGCAGGTATAAAGTCTTGGCCCATTCTTTCTTCTGGGCGTTTGTCAAGTCTGTCATAATATTCTAATGTCTTTAATGAATCCAAGTGCAAAATTGCCATAAAAAGCCCGTTTGACGAAAAAGACAAAACATGATGCGACTTTGTGGTGCCACCATGACGCCACAAAGTTGCATGATAAAAACGCGGTTTCCTCAATCCGCTGAATTGTTGCATTTTTGCAGCAAAAATCACGGACGACAAAAAAAACGAGCAAATGGCAATAAGCAAGTTCTTCAACATACAGACAGACGCGGAAGGCGTCGGGACAATATTCCTCTACGGTGACATTGGCGACTATTATGACGTGCAGAGTGTGCGTGTGGCCAAGGAACTCATGGAGGCGGAGAAAGCCGGCCGGCGTGTGAACGTCAGGATAAACAGCAACGGCGGCGAGGTGTACTGCGGCATAGCCATATACAACGCCATACAGAACAGCAGGGCCGATGTGCGCATCTACGTTGACGGCATAGCCGCCAGCATGGCGAGCGTGATAGCGCTGTGCGGCAAGCACGTCGAGATGAGCAAGTATGCGAGGCTCATGCTGCACAGTGTCAGCGGAGGCTGCTACGGGAACAAAAAGGAGATGCAGAAGTGCATAGACGAGCTGGAAAGCCTTGAGGACAGCCTGGCGGACATATACTCAGTGCGCACAGGCATGACGAAAGACGAAGTGAAGGCGGCCTATTTTGACGGCGAGGACCACTGGCTCACGGCAGAGGAGGCCCTGCGCTCAGGCTTTATTGACGGTATCTATGACGCGGAGCCAGTGCCGGAGGACAGTACCCCGGAACAGATATACAACTTATTCAATAACCGGCTCGTTGAGCCACAAAACAAAGACAAAATGAATCTTGAGGAAGTTAGGAAGCATCCATCGTTCAAGGACTGCAAGAGCGAGGAAGAGGTAATCGCCAAGGCCCAGGCGTATGCACAGGAGGCGAACCGTGCGGGCAGCCTGGCGGAAGAGAACGCCTCCCTGAAGGCGAGAGTTGAGGAGTTTGAGGCCAAGGCGGCGGCCGACGAGGAAGCCGCACGCAAAGCCCTGCTTGACGCGGCCGAGGCTGACGGGCGCATCAACGCCGAGACACGGCCCATGTATGAGAACATTCTGAAAAACAGCCCGGAAGAAGGCAAGAAAGTGCTTGCTTCATTGTCACCGAGGCGCAAGGTCGTGGAAGACCTGAAGGTGGAGCCGGGCGGGGAAAGCCCATGGAACAAGCGTATGCGTGAAATCAAGGACAAACTTAACAAGTAAAAGACATGGCAATAGTAGTAAAGAACACCAATTACAACGGCGAGGTACTGGAGCAGCTTCTGACGCTCGCCGCCACCGGCAACGAGATTGTCGAGAAAGGGCTGATAATGGTCATTCCCGGCGTGGAGAAGAAAATCAGCCTGCCCCGTTTGCGAAGCGGCAAGATGCTGCAGAAGCGCAAGGAGAACCCAGGCGTGGAGGATTCGAAGGGCAACTTCAACTATGACGAGAAAAGCCTTGACCCGAAAGACTTCATGGCCTTCACCGTATTCAACCCACGTGCTTTCGAGCAGATCTGGCGTCCATGGCAGCCGAAGGGCAACCTCGTGTTTGCCGAACTGCCTCCCGAAGCCCAGAACGCCCTCCTGGCAGAGCTTGCCAAGCAGGTGCAGTTCGAGCTGGGCGACCATTACATCAACGGAGAGTACGGTGATGACGATGACCACCTGTTCAACGGCATCCTCACGCAAATGGCCAAGGACACGGAACTTATCATCGTGGACAGCGAGGAGGAAACCATGCTGGGCAAACTGAAGGCTGTGCGCAGTGCCATACCCAAGGCCATCCGCAACAACCCGAACTTGCGCATCATCATGAGCATCGACGACTTCGACAAGTACGATGACGAACTGACCGAGCGCGAGGCCAAGAACGCCAGCGAGACCGATGTGAACGCGCGCCGTTACAAGGGCATAACCATAGAGACGTTGGCTGCATGGCCGGACGGCCTGATAGTGGCGACCCTCTGCTCGATGGGAGCCGACGGCAACCTGTTCGCCGCCGTCAACCTGCAGGATGACGAGAATGTCATCCAGATAGACAAGATTTCAAACGCCAGCGAACTGTACTTCTTCAAGATGCTGATGAAGGTGGACACCAACATCGCTTTCGGCGAAGAAACGGTGGTGCTGGACAGCCGTGACACTCCCGTCTTCAAACCGGCGGCCAAGACGGTTTCGGCCGACCCGACTACGGTGACCATTCCGGCAGAAGGTGGCAGCAAGGAAGTGACCATAACAGCCAGCGGTGAATATACCGTAGGAGCGGCCCCGTCCGGATTTGACGTTGAAGAAACGGAAACGGGCGTGACCATCTCGGCGGAAGCCAATGACACCGGAAGTGAAAAAAGCGGAACCTTGACCATTACGTTGAATTCTGACAGCGGCAAGACGGCCAAAGTGACCATTACACAAGCCAAACAGGGGGAATAACGCATGGCACAGTTGAAACGTTTGGTATTGCATTGTACTGCCACTCCTGAAGGGCGTGAGGTCAGCGCGGTAGACATACGTCACTGGCATACCGATCCGGTGAGCAAGGGCGGTCGCGGATGGAAGCAGGTCGGCTATACCGACATGATACACCTGGACGGCAGGGTGGAACGCCTGGTGGACAACAATGAGGACGCACAGGTAGATCCCTGGGAGATTACCAACGGGGCAAAAGGGTACAACTCCACATCCCGACACGTTGTGTACGTCGGCGGCGTTGCCGCTGACGGCAAGACTCCTAAGGATACCCGTACATCGGCGCAGAAGAAAGCGATGGAAGCCTATGTGAAAGACTTCCACCGGCGTTTCCCTTCCATCCCGGTTGTTGGGCATAACCAACTGGCCGCGAAAGCCTGCCCTTCTTTTGATGTACAGGCTTGGCTGAAAGAAATAGGTATAAATCAATAAATGAATGACTGAAATGAAAAAGCTGATTTTATTTTTTGTGCTGATGCTCGGGTTTGTGTCAGCCTCGTTCGCCCAGACGGGTGATGTTTCCACAAGTATGGACTATGACAGTATGATTGCCACCTTTGCCGGATTCGCCGGCTGCGTGGTGTTGCTGACGGAAGGCATCAAAGCCTTGTTCCCGAAAATGGAAGGACTGGTAACACAGATAGTAAGTTGGACGGTCGGCTTGGCGGCAGCCATGCTGTTGTGGTGGCTGGACGCAGGATTTGTGGCCGATGTAGAATGGTATATCGCCCTGCTTTATGGTTTCGGAGCCTCGCTTGTGGCAAACGGAATCGCAGACACGGGGCTGGTGCAATGGCTTATAGGACTGATAGCCAAGAGGACCGGGTCAAAATCATAAGCAAGGTATCAAACAAGTAATCTCATGGAACTCAGTGAAATTCTCAATTTCGTACTGGGTGGCTCTCTTTTGGCGACCGTGATTGGCATTGTGACGCTCCGCGCGACAGTGCGCAAGGCCAACGCGGAAGCCGAGAAGGCGAAGGCGGATGCCGAAACCGTGCGGATTGACAATGCTGAGCACGCCACCCGGATACTTGTGGACAATATCGTTGAACCGTTAAAAGACGAACTCAATGCGACGAGGAAAGACCTTCAGGCGACGAAACGCGAGATGGCACGCCTTCGCAAGGCCATTGACACTGCCAATTCTTGCAAGCATCATGACGATTGCCCTGTGCTTCGCGGGGTGCGCGAGCACCCGAAAGACGGTCCAGGAAACGGCCAGGACGGAAACGATGCTGAGCCAGGCGGACAGCGTAAGGAGCGAAGTCCGCCTGGTACGGACGGAGACGGTGCCGAAGTCGGAGGTGAGGCTGGAGATACCGTCTGACAGCCTTCTGAGGCTTCCTCCGCTGGCCTCATACAGCGGGAAGAGCGGACAGGCCAGCGTGTCGGTAAGCCGTGACAGGGACGTGATAACCGTGTACGCGAGCTGCGACAGCCTGCAGCTCCTGGTGGAATACTACGAGCGGACATCCTCCGTGTGGCAGGAACGCTACGAGGAGATGGCCGGCCTGTACGAAGAGGAAAGAAAACAGCGTTCGAACCCCGTTAAAACATTCTTCTACGGTTTCGGGGCCGGAATACTGCTGAGTGTGCTAACAACAATAATCATCATTCTAAAACGAAAGAACAATGGCAACTAAGAAATTCATATACGGCATAGCCGTGGTAAAGTTCAACAGCAAGGAAATCGGCTACATCGAGAAAGGCAGCTGGGACTGGGGCGGCACTAAGCCGGAGAGTACGGACGTGGAAGCCGAGCAGGTACCTGACGCTCCGGTGCTGACACTGGCCAACAAGAACGCGACCATCGCGCCGACATTCAACCTCATCCAACTGGACTACGAGAACATCCAGGCCGTGCTTGGCGGCACGCTGGTGGGCAGCACGGGCAGCTACACCGGCTGGAAAGCCCCGACCGACCTCGTGGAGCTGCGCGGCCCGTGGGAGATCCAGTTCGTGAGCGGCCAGACGATGAAGATACCCAACGGCACCATCATGGCCAACCTGGGCGGCAAGCTGACGCTGACGGAAGTATCCAAGCTGGAATGCCAGCTGAAGGTGAACAAGCCCGAAGAGCCGGACACCGCTCCCTACGAAATCAACGACACGCCGTCCGAGTAACGTATGGATAAGTCAACGGAACGTCTGGTGCAAGCCGAGGGGACGGCCGCCCTTTTGGACAGGGGCGTGTCCGTCCCCTTGAAGGAACTGCGCATCCCATTCCGGAAGAAGCCGCTGAAGATGCGCGTCGTGATGCGCCGTCCCCGCCTGGGCGGACTGATACGGCTGGCGAGAGTCTATCTGTTGCTGGGCGTGACGGCAGAGCAGATGAAGAAGTTCACGAAGGAGGAGGAAATGGCCTTCCTTGCGGCACACGGCAAGGAGATAAGCCGCATGATAGCCTACACGCTGTGCCGGGGCTGGATAAGCCGCCGCCTGCTGGTGGGCGTAACAGCCTGGGTGGTGAGGAACTGGATGGCTCCGGAGTACCTGGACGCGGCCATGCGCAGGTTCATCTTCCTGCTGGGTACCGACCCTTTTACGAGTATTATCAGGTCAGCCGGGAAGATGAACCCGATGAAGCTGAGACTGAGCCAAAAAAAGAAGGGGAGTTAAAGACGGTGTACGAGCCGTCCCATAGCCCCTTCGGATTTGTCTGGCAGATTGCCAACGCCACGGGATGGAGTGTGGACTACATTCTGGAAGGCGTGAACTACCAGACCCTGATCATGATGCTGGCTGACGCGCCGCGCTATGTCCGTAAGAAGAAGGAAGAGATGAGCGCGGAAGAGGAGGCCGCCGGTATTGTAGGATTTTTCCAAAGCAACCTGAAGAAATAAAATGGCAACGAAACCCGTAGAAATAGAGATACTGATGCGTGACCGCCTGAGCGCCGGGCTTGACAAGGCCGGGCGCAAGGTGGACGAGCTGAAAACGAAGACCACCGGCGCGTCGGCGGAGATGGAGCGGCTGGACAGGCAGGCCGAATCCGTCCGGGGTACCGTGTCGAAGATTGCCGGGGCGTTCGCCGTGAAGGAACTCGTCAGCAACATCGTCAAGGTGCGCGGCGAGTTCCAGCAGTTGGAGGCCTCCTTCCGTACCATGCTGGGCAGCGAGGAAAAGGCCGACGCGCTGATGCAGCAGCTCATCCGCACGGCGGCCACCACCCCGTTCGACCTCCAAAGCGTAGCTAACGGCGCGCGCCAGTTGCTGGCCTACGGCGAGAACGTGGAGAACGTCAACGATGACCTCATCCGCCTGGGCAACATCGCCGCCGGACTGAACCAGCCCCTGAATGACCTGATTTATCTTTACGGCACCACCATGACGCAGGGCCGCCTTTATACGGCAGACTACAACCAGTTCGTGGGCCGCGGCATCCCCCTCGGCCGTGAGCTGGCAAGCGTCCTGGGCGTGACGGAGAGCAAGGTGCGCGAGATGGTGGAGGCCGGCAAGGTCGGTTTCCCGGAAGTGCAGCAGGCCCTGCAGAACCTCACGGACGAGGGCGGCATGTTCTACAACCTCATGGAGGAGCAGAGCAAGACCATCACCGGACGCATCAGCAACATTGAGGACAGCATCAGCATGATGATGAATGAAATCGGGCAGCAGTCCGAAGGCATTATCGGCGGTTCGCTGGATGCGGTGGCCTACCTGGTTGACCACTACGAGCAGGTGGGTCGTGTGCTGGTGGGGCTGGTCGGCACCTATGGGGCATACAAAACAGCCGTCATGGCCGTCACCGCCCCGCAGGCCCTCCAGACGGCCGGCGTTGGCGCGCTGACCGTGGCCGAAACCCTGCATTACGGCTGGCTCGTCATTGTGGAGAAGGCGCAGAAGCTGCTCAACGCCACGATGCTCGCCAACCCCTACGTGCTGGTGGCCACGCTGATTGCCGGCGTGGTGGCCGCGATGGTGTCGATGAAGACCGAGACGGAACGGCTGAAGGAAGCCGAGGAAGAATACCAGGCCGCCAAGCGGAAGACCATCGAGGCCGAGGAGGAACACCGGCGCAGGCTGGAGGAACTTTGCGGCGTGGCCGGTGACGAGAGCCTGGCCACCGACACCCGGCGCGAGGCATTGAACCGGCTGGAGCAGAAATACCCTGACATCTTCGCCAAGTACGACACCGAATACGAGAAGCTGAAGAACATCAAGCGCATCAAGGAGGAAATCGCCGAGCTGGAGGCCGGGCGGTCCATTACGCGGCCGCAGAACGAACTGGACAGCGTGAATGCACGCATCACCGCGCTGGAGGCCAAGAAAGCCACCGAACACTGGGAGGACGCCAACGGTTCCGGGACGAGGATGCGCAAGGTGGGCGGCCTGACCGGTGACGAGGCCACCGAGCTGCAGAACCTGTACAACAAGCGGAAGGCGTTGTCCGAACAGGTGCGCAAGGAACGGGCCAACTCCTACTTCGAGAACCTGACCGGCATCAGCAACGACACGCTGGAGCAGCAGATAAAGCAGCGCGAGAACCTGCTGGCCCGGATGACGACCGAGCAGAGGAAATACGGAGCCATTACCTATGGCAACGAGGCGTTGAGAGGCACGTTCAGCCGTGACGAACTCCAGTACCAGCTCAACAAGCTGACCGCCGAGAAGAACCGGCGGAGTTTGAAGCGCGACTCCAGCGCGGACTGGGGCGCACAGGCGCGCAAGGAATACGAGGAAGCCCTGAAAGCCTACAACGACTTCCTGGCCGACACCTCCAACAGCCTGACACAGGAAGAATACGAGAAAAAGGCCAAGGAACTGAAAGACGCCCTCAGCCTGGCCAAGAAGGAATACGACCGGTACAAGCCCGATGAGAACAAGGATGCCGAGAGCGAGCGCAAGGCCGCCGACAAGGCCGAAACTGAAGCCGAACGGCGCAGACAGGCGCAGCAGAAGCTGGACGACGAACTCATCGCCCTGGAGCTGCAGAACCAACAGGATGAGCTTGACCTGATGGGCGAAGGGACGGACAAGAAGCTGGCGCAGATAGACGCAGACTATGACAAGCGCAAGGCCGAAATCGAAAAGAAGGCCCGCGAGCTGGCCGATGCCAACAGGAAGGCCGGGGTGGCGGACGTGAACTCCTCCGGGCTGACGAAGCCGCAGCAGGACGAAATCGACCGGGCGAACGGACTGAACGAGGATACCCGCAGGAAGGAAACCGTAGAGGTCTATGAGGCGGAAGCCGCAGCCATGCGCGACTACCTGAAAGAGTACGGCACTTACCAGCAGCAGAAGCTCGCCATCGCCCAAGAGTACGCGGAAAAGATACGCAAGGCGCAAAATGACGGAGAGCGCATGGCACTGGAGCGGCAGCGCGATTCGGAGACGGCCGCCCTGGACGTGTCCTACCTGAAGCAGTCCATCGACTGGACGGCCGTGTTCGGGGAGTTCGGCGGCATGTTCTCCGACATCATCCGCCCGGCGCTCGAACAGGCGAAAGCCTACATGCGGACGGACGAGTTCAAGCGGCTCGACCCCTCCAGCCAGAACGACCTGGTGGATGCCGTCCGGCAGATGGAGCAGTCCTCGGGCGGTTCCGACAAAGCCAGCTTCAGGCGGCTCGGTACCGAAATCGACAGCCTCCGGCAGTCCATGCTGGAGCTGAACGAGGCGAAGCAGGCGGAGGCCGAAGCCCTCGAAAGGCTCAAGGAAGCGCAGGAGAATTACGAGCAAGCCCTGCGTGAGGGTTCGGATGCCGAAATTGAGGCAGCCCGGACGGCGAGGGACACAGCCCAGGAGAATGCCGACTCCGCTTCGGAATCCGTCCGGACACAGGAGGCCGTTGTAAACGGTAACCAAAAAGCCGTCACCGATACGGCATCCACACTTCGTGCCAACATGGAGAACGTGACGCAGGGCCTTCAGAAGCTCGCCTCTTCCGGCATCCGGAACGCCTACGACGGCCTGATACAGCTCGGCAAGGGCACCGGCGGCGCGATGGGAAAGATTGCCGAGAGCCTGGAGAAGGTTCCCATCGTGGGATGGATCATCTCCATCATCGACGTGTTCAAGGACGGGCTGAGCAACTTCATCGGCCCGCTGCTTGACAGCGTGTTCAATGCGGTCAGCGGCATCATCGGCGACGTGCTTTCCGGCGACGTGTTCGTCACGCTGTTCAAGTCCGTCCGTTCCGGTATCGGCAACATCCTTGACGCCATCTCGTTCGGCGGGTTCGGCAAGCTGGTGGACAAGATAAACGGGAGCAATGCGGAAGAGGTGCAGGCCTCCATCGACCGGCTGACCGACCGCAACGAGTCCCTGCAGCAGAGCATCGAAGACCTGACCGACACCATCAAGGGCGGCGAGGGCCGGAAGAGCGTGGCCGCCTACCAGCAGGCCTACGACTACCAGAGCGAGCAGAACGCGAACTATCTCGCCATCGCGCAGGCGCAGGCCGGGTACCACGGCTCGCACCATTCCTGGAACTACTACTGGGGCGGCTTCTCGCGCGAACAGATAGACAAGCTGAGCCAGCAGATAGGACGGCAGTGGGACGGCAGCCTGTGGAGCCTGTCCCCCGAAGAAATGAAAACCCTCCGCTCCAACGTGGACATGTGGAAGCAGATACAGGACACGGGAAAGGGCGGTTACGGCGGGCGGCTGACGGAAAAGCTGGACGACTACATCGACCAGGCCGGCAAACTGGAGGAGCTGGAAGAGCAGTTGAACGAGAGCCTGACCCAGATTTCTTTCGACTCGCTCTACGACTCGTTCATCGACACGCTGATGGACATGGACGCAAGCGCGGAGGAGATAGCCGGAAACGTAAGCGAATACTTCATGCGGGCCATCCTGAGCAACCAGATAGGCGAGCAGTACAAGGAACGGCTGCAAAGGTGGTATGACGACTTCGCCGAACGGATGAAGGACAACGACCTGAGCGCGGAGGACATCGCCGCCCTCACGAACGGCTACGAGGCCATCGTGGAGGACGCCGTGGCCCTGCGCGACAAGCTGGCCGAGGCCACCGGGTATGGCGGGGAGGAAGGCGGCACGACACAGACGGGCAAGGCCGGCAGCTTCAGCGCCATGAGCCAGGAGCAGGGTACCAAGCTCGAGGGGCTTTTCACCTCCGGGCAGATGCACTGGGCCAGCATCGACGAGCAGATGCAGGATGTGAGCGAGCAGATGGGCACGGCGGTAGACCACCTCCGGCGCATCGAGGAAAACACCGGAAACAGTGCCAGGCATCTGGACGAGATAAAGAACGACATCAAGAAAATCATACGTGACGGACTTAAAATGAAGTGAACTATGGTAATGGACGCGATACTCGGAGGCAAGGTGCTGGTGAACGGCACCGACATCTGGAAGGAATACGGCGCTTTCCTGGTGGAGAAGAAACGCGGCGACCGGAACAACCTGAAAGCGATAATGGCCCCGTCCAAGACCAAGAGCCATGTGGCGGTGGACATCCGCGAGGAGGACGGCGAGAAATACTCGTCCGTGCTGGACGTGAGGAACCAGGCGCGGGACGTGAAGCTCATGTTCGCCCTGTACGCAGACACGCGCGAGGCATGGCTGTCGCAGTACCGGGCGTTCATCGCCTTCCTGAAACAGGGGGACGGCGGGTGGCTGGACATCCGCTTCCCCGACCTTGACCTGACGCTGCACGTGTTCTACAAGGACGGCAGCGACTACGAGCCCCTGACCTACCTCTGGCAGGCGGGCAAGCAGGCCAGCCGGTTCACGGTGATTTTCCGCGAACCGAAACCCACTATTTGAAAGGCAATCTAACGGCATTATAACGATATGGTAACGATATACGGCAGCGACGGAACAGTGAAGATACAGGCACCCTGCGACGACAACTCGACGCAGGAGCACGAGCTGCAGGGCGACAACGTGCTCACCCTGTCGTTTACGCTGTACGAGCACGTGGCACTGGAGGTGAACGACTACGCCGAGTTCCGGGGGCAGAAATACTGGCTCATGGAGCGTTACCGCCCGGAACAGAAGAACACCGTGGAGTGGCGGTACGACATGAAGCTGTACGGGATAGAAAGCCTGATCAAGCGTTTCCTCGTGCTGAACGACACGGACGGCGACGACGAGCCCGTGTTCACGCTGACCGCCCCTCCGAGGGAACATGTGGCCCTCATCGTGAAAAGCATCAACAACGGCATGAACCGCACCACCGACTGGAAGGTCGGCACGGTGGAAGGCACGGACAACATCGTCATCGACTATGAAGGCAAATACTGCGACGAGGCCCTCCGGGAAGTGGCCGAGAAAGCCGGGAACCGCGCCGAGTGGTGGGTGGAAGGCCAGACGGTGAACGTGTGCCGCTGCGAGACGGGCGAGGAAGTGACGCTGGGGTATAACAAGGGCCTGACGGGCATAAGCTGCGACATGGCCGACAACGCCAAGTTTTACACCCGGCTCTATCCGGTGGGCAGCAGCCGGAACATTGACCCGGAGAAATACGGGCACAGCCGGCTCCAGCTTCCCGGCGGCGTGAAGCATGTGGACGTGAACGTGGAGAAGTACGGCGTATGGCACCATTACGAGGCGGACGCCTTTTCGGACATCTATCCCAAGCGTATCGGCACGGTGAGTTCGGTGCGCAGCGAGGAAGTGACCGACGAGGAAGGCACCCCCTTCAAGATATTCTATTTCAAGGACAACAGCCTGGGATTCGATCCGAACAGTTATGAGATAGCCGAAAAGGTGAAGCGCATCTCCTTCCAGGAAGGGAGCGAACTGGCCGGACTGGGCGAAGAGGAGGACGGCACCTACTATTTCGAGGCCAACTACGACAGCGACACCCACGAGTTCGAGCTGATCACGATATGGCCGTATGACGACGGCACCCAACTTCCCAACGACACCCTTTGCCCGAAGGCGGGCGACAAGTACATCCTTTGGAACATCCGGATGCCGGACGAATACTACCCGCTGGCCGAGCAGGAGTTCCGGGAGGCGGTAGACCGCTACAACGAGGAAAACGCCGTGGACGCGGGCCGCTACAAGGGGCCGACCGACCACGTATATATAGAGGAAAACGGCATCGACCTGTATGTGGGCCGTCGGGTAAGGCTGGAGAGCCGGCAATACTTTCCGGAAACGGGATACAGGAGCAGCCGCGTCACCAAGATAACCCGGCAGGTGAACCTGCCCTCGCAGATGGACGTGGAGATAAGCGACGCGGTGAGCACCGGTGCGATGGAGGCCATAGGCGACAGCATCGCCGACGCGAAGAACTACGTGAAGACCGCCACGGCGGGGAGCTTCCCCGACCTGATACGGAGCTGGGACAACACCTATCCGACTGACAACAACGTGTTCTCGGCACGCAGGACACTGAAGGAAGCCCTGAGCAGGCTGCGCGAGGACACGGCACAGGAGAAGCTCCATTTCCTGAAAGGCGCGGACTTCGGCCGGTACAAGGCCGGGGAGAGCGGTGCGGGAGTGGACGGGGACGGCAACGCCGAGTGGCTGACCGTCGTCATCCGGGAACTGCTGCGCTCGGTGAAGTTCGTGGACGGCATGACCGGCGAGGGCTGGCAGCTGTGGATGGACGCGCTGACCGGGCTGAGCAACCTGACCATTGACAAGGTGACCATCCGGCAGACGCTGGTCGCCCTGGAACTGCTTATCCAGAAGGTACGCAGCATCGGCGGGCAGTTCGTCGTCAGCGCGGCCAGCGGCAAGATAAAGGCTGTTACGAAGGACGGCGACAACTACAAGATCACCTTCGAGCAGGAAAACGAGTTCACGGCACACGACCTGATGCGCTGCGCGGAGTTCACCGGTACCTCCCTGCGCGGATATTGGGTGGAAATCTCCGCCTCGGACGGGGAAGGCGTCACCGTACCCGTTAGCGAGTTCGGCGGCGTGGAACCCAAGGCGGGCGACGAGTGCGTGCTGATGGGCAACACGCAGAACCGGCTGCGGCAGAACCTCATCTCCATCGCGGCCACCGAGGACGGGCAGCCGCGGGTGGACGTTTTGGACGGCGTGAGCGCCAAGAGTTTTGACGGCTGCCTCCGCGTGCGCCTGGGCAACCTGGACGGAATCAGCGACAGCCGGTTCCCGGCCGACAACCAGCCGCACGGCAACGGACTGTACGGCGACAACGTGTACCTGATGGGCACGTTCGTATTGACCACAGGCGAGGACATCCTGACGCGTTTCGAGATTACGGAGGGCAGGATTGAGGCCGCCGTGGAGGGGCTTCGCAAGGACTTCACGGAGGACAGGAGCTATTTGGACAACGCCTCGTTCGGCGACGGCATGAACAAGTGGGACACCGAAAACGAGGCCACCTTCTTCCTTTTGGGCAACAAATGGATATGGGCGAACGGCGCGCCGCTGTCCGACAAGACGAACTATGCCAGCGTGAAGACCGACGACGGGCGCACCACCGTATATATACGCAACAAATACATCCTGCAGAAAAACGGAAACTTCCGCTTCATCCCGACGTACAACGAGGTGAACGCCGAGGGACAGAAGAAGCCGGAGGCGGTGTACCTGAGTTTTTTCTACCGCGTGGCCAAGACCGGACGGCTGACCATCAAGTTCGAGGGGCTGGACAAGACCGGCTTCGAGAACTTCAACGAGTTCGCCTACGACGGCGAGCTGGCGGTGACGGACGGCTACCAGGTGTTCAACCACAGCGGGCTGTGGAACGGTACGGGCGACTTTAAGCTGTCGTTCACAGGCGAGATATACCTGTACATGCTGGTGCTGAGCACGGACAGGGCCGAAGCCCTGGCCTACAAGTACAAGACCCTGTTCGAGCAGTCCGAGAAGCTGGTTAAGATAGCTGCGGCCAACTTCGACAAGGACGGCAACGTCATTGAAAGTTCTCAAATCGTCACCACGGCCAAGTACAACGAGATGATGTCGCAGTATTTCGACGAGGACGGCGTGCTAAAAAACAAGGCCGGTCTGGTGACGACCGCGATGGGCAACAAACTGTACGCCTTCGATGCCGACGGAAAGATTGTGTCCATGATAGACCAGACCGCTTCCGACAT